GTCGAGGTTTGCTAACTGGAATGTTCTTACGACGGGCGGATCGCTTGTTTCGTTCGGAACAGCGCCAAATGGCGAGGCAGCTATCAATATCAAACTGCCGGCTTCTTGCGCCGTTATTGCTGATTGTACGCGAGAGCTTACGCCGTCAGGAGCTACTAATACACAAGTTGGCGACGCGCTTTCGGCTCCCCCGTCTGGAGCTTGGTTTGGCGGTTTTTCCAACAGCGGACCAAACTTCAGCGCGAATACACCGTCTGATAGCCCACAATTTTCGATTCGGATGCTGACAGACCAAGGTGTTGTCTATCCATAAATATTGGAATACCATACACTTAGAACGAACCGCTAAACCGGAAAGGCAGCAAAATGACAAAAGACCAGCTCATGGGCTTGCTGCGACAGGTGCTCCCGCTGATTGCTGGGATCGCGGTTGGCAAAGGCTGGCTGACGGTAGACCAGGCCGGTACGGTCACCACGCTGATCTTGCAGATTATTGGTCCGCTCGGTGCTCTTGGTGGTATGATCTGGGCGGCCATGGCCAACAGCAAATCGTCGATCATACAGTCGGTGGCGGCAATGCCCGAGACCAAGGTGATCAGCACTGGGGTCGGCGGCGTAACGTCCATTGAGATTCACAGCCCAGATTTAGCCAGCAAAGCCTCGGAAGCGGCTACTCCTCTGACAAAGTAGGTTTGCTAAGTGCCGGAGTGGTTGGCTCTTTTAAATACGGCTGGTCTCCTCCTGGTGGCGATCGTAACCTGGGTGGGAAATAAGAAGACGCACGATCTTGTTAATAGCCGGATGACGGAGTTGCTTGATCTGACGCGAACAAGCGTAAGGGCGGAAGAACGGCGAATCGCTGAGGACAAAGCCCGCGCGCTGAAGGAGAAAAACCATGAGTAGAGGGCTTATTTTTTGGATCCTCATGCTGATCTGGTTTGTGTTTCAGCTCGCCGTCTTCGGTGGTTACGCGGGTCAATGGGGTGCCCGGGGCAGTGTGCTGCTCGATTTCATTCTGTTCCTTCTTTTGGGTTGGCAGGTGTACGGGCCTCCCGTGCGAGCGTAGTTGACTATCCGCATAACTAAGAGCTAAACTGAAACATCGACTTGTGCCCGTAAGGCACTGATCCGACTGGCGACCGTAAGCCGCCTTCGACTAGTGGCCGTAAGTCACGGAGAGAGCAGATGGCGATCGGAGACGAAGATGAAGTCCAGCAACCCGGCGCAGAGGAAGTCAGCACCTCCAGTGAAGGAACTGAGCGGCCGGAAGGTGGTGACGGGCAAGAAGACCCCGAGCTTTCCGCCGACGACGCTGACGACCCAACCGACGATGGGGAGCCCGAAGGGCAAGAAGTAGACGAACCAGTCGAACGCCCGACCCGAGGATCGGCTCGTTTTCAGCGGCTGGCGAACGAAACGAAGGAGGCTAGAGAGCGCGCCGAGCGCGCCGAGCGTGAAGTCCAGGAGCTTCGGAGAGCACAGCTCGCACGCGACCATGTGCTGAGCGAGCGCGAAGAGGCCGAACGACTTGCGCTGATGACGCCGGAGGAGAGAGCAAACCACCGGATCACGAAATTTGAACGCGAAGCACTCCAACGGGAGCAGCAACGCGAGTTTAGGCTGCAAAACGAGGTGGATCGAGCGAAGTTCGAGGCCAAGGCCACGCTGAACCCGGTCTACGCAAAGTACCAGGACGAAGTCGAGGAGCGATTTCAGTCTCTGGCGAGTAAGGGACAGGCGACCGAGCGCGAGGTGATCTTGAAGTTCATTCTGGGCGAGCGAGCCCTCAGCGGCGCGGCGGCTTCGACCCGGAAGGCTCAGGTTGCCGGCAAGAAGCGGGTCGAGGCACAGCGGGTTTCAAACGGTAGCGCCAAGGGCGATACCAAGTCGCAACGCGGGAAGACCGGGTCGACCCCGGAGGAGAGACTCAAAGGAGTCTTCATCTAACGGAGAGGGGCTACAATGCCGACCAATACCGCTTCAAATTTCTCTTCCGACATCGTAGCCTATATCGCGGACAAGACGCTTCCGCTCACCCGCAAGCAGTTGGTGGCCTATCAGTTCGGAGATCCCCTCCGGCTCCCGAAGGGACGTGGCACCACCTACACGGCGACTCGCTATTTGCGCGTCCCGCTCCCCTTCGCGCCTCTGTCCGAGGGTGTCCCGCCGATCGGCGAGACCATGAGCATCAACCAGGTCTCGGCAACCGCCCAGCAGTGGGGTGACAAGATCACCCTCACCGACGTGGCGGAGATGACAATCTATCATCCCCTTTTTCAAAAAGCGACGGAGCTGGTAGGCCTGCAAGTCGCTGAGACGCTTGAGAGAAACACCTTCAACACGCTCAACTCCGGTACTCAGATCAATTACGTCAACAGCCGTGGCTCGCGCGCTTCGCTGGCTATCGGTGACGTGCTCAATCCGTTCGAGATCCAGCGCGCCTACTCCATGCTGTTCAACCTCGGCGCTCCGCGCTACATGGGCGACGAGATGACCGACACCAAGCTGTCGGCGGACGCGGGCGGCGCCAAGGCGTCGAACAACCCCCGGCAGATGCCACACTACACCTCGATCATCCACCCGTTCGTGGCGGCTGATCTGCGGCAGAACAGCCAGGTGCAGACGGCCTGGTCCTACAGCGATATCAACCGGATCTACAATTACGAGGCCGGCGAGTTCAACGGCATCCGGTTCTGCGAATCGAACATGGTCCCGTTCTGGACCGGCATCGCGCAGGTGAATGGCACCGCGGGCACCGCGGGCTCGTTGGCGACCGGCACCTACTACATCCAAGTGACCGGCTCCGACACCCAGAACCAGTTCGAGAGCCAGGTCTACCAGATCAGCGCATCCATGTCGGTGACCGGCCCGAACGGCTCGATCGCGGTCACGGTGCCGTCGACCGCCGGCTACACCTACAACGTCTACGTCTCGACGTCGTCCAGCATGGCGTCGTCCTCGCTTGGTCTGACGACGTCGGGCCCAACCACTGGCCCGTTCCAGGGGCAGGCGACCCAGATCGCGGCGGGATCCAGCATCGTGATCACCGGGCTCGGTACTGCGCAGCAGCCGCCGGCCGCGCCGGCCACCGGGCTGACGGTCTACCCGACCTACATCATCGGTCGTGGCGCCTATGGGCAGGTGATGCTCGACGAGGTGAGCTTCACCTACCTGACGGATGCCGACAAGTCTGATCCGCTCAACCAACTCCGGGTTGTAGGTTGGAAATGTTTCTACGGGACACTCATCGAGAATCAAAATTTCTTTATGAGAATAGAGAGCGTTAGCGCTTTCTCAGCTACCTTTGGGTAACAGCTCAAGGTAGTGTATGGCAGCTTTCAGGAGCTTGATGCTGTGACGAAGGTGCCCAATTCCGACATTGCATCCGTGGCAGAGCAAGCCACGGATGGTGTTGGTCTCGTGGCAGTGGTCGATGTGAAAATCTCCCCGACCACCAGGGTCCGTTGTTCCGCAGATGGCACATCTTCCTTGTTGGGTGGCCAGCAGTTGTTCGTAGGTGCCAAGCGGAATGCCGTATGTCGATCGCAGCTTATGGTCTTTCGACAAGCGCGGGTTTTCTTCGCGCCATTTCTTGCTGGCAACGCGCGCTTTGTCCAAGTTCTGACGTCGCCATTTATCGTGGCGTGCAACCATACACAGGCGGCAGTACACGCTGTAGCCGTGTTTTGTTCCGCTCGATTTGAAGAAAGCATCGAGCGGTTTTGTTTCCTCACACCGAGGGCAGCGTTTCTGGCCGGACGAAAGATCGAGCGGGTGTCTAGGCATAGAAACACTTATAACAGTACTTTTTGCCAAACGCAAGGGGCTTGCTGATGGCTACCGTTACTCTCGGAACGAACGCCACGACTTCGCTCGTGGCGTTAGCCTGGAACCGGATGTCAGCGATCGCGGACGTCGCGGCGATCGCGGTGGCGATCAAGGACGATCAGAACGTCAACCACCCGATTTGGCCGGGGGCGTTCGCCAAGAATGGTCGGCTGTACGTCCCGAACCGCGGGTTCCTGAACATGCTGCCGGGGGACTATGTCGCCGTCGACGCGACCACCGGCTGGCCGATCCTGTTGTCGGCGCGCGCGATCGCGAGCGGTCCTTACACGCACTCATAGGGTGACACATGGCAAAAGAGACCAAGAAAGGCCCGCTGGAGTTCATGCCGGTCGCGGACCCGACGCTTCTGTCGGCTGACGAGATCGCGCAGATTGAGCTTGAAGCAGAGCAGGAAGTTCGAGCGAAGGCCAAGGACGAAGCCAAGGCCGCGCTGAAGGCCAAGCTCGTCGCCAAGAACCGCCAGACCGTCGGGCTCGACGAGCCGGTCGAGGCAGTGTTCATCGACCTGCCGCTGTATTGCAAGCAGGTGCTGATCGACAACGTGGCATACCTGCAGGGTGTCACCTACACCGTGCGCGCGAGCGTCGCGATCGGGCTGCGCGAGGTGATCCAGCGCACCTGGGGGCACCAGTCCATCATCGACGGCAAGTCCGAGAATTATTACCGCAAGCAGAAGGCGCCTGCGATGAGCATGGCGACCGGCGCGGTGACCACAACTTCCAACCTGCTGAGGGCCTGATGACCGATCCTGTGGTGCCTACGCCGTCGATCGGCATCTCCTACACGGTCCAACTGCCTAACCAAAAAGGGTTGGTCATGCAGTCCTTCGTGGAGCGCGATTGCGATCCGAAGGATCTGGACCAAATTCTAGATAAGCTGCGCGTAGCTTCGTTTCGGCAGTGCGCGGTAGAAATGGTGGACCAGCTTGAACGTGAACTCCTAGCGCAGAAAAAGCAGGCGTCTAATCACGCGCTGCGGATGGCGCAGGTGGATGAGAATGTGCGGCGCAATTGGACGCGCACGGGGCGTAAGGGCGATCCGCAGCTCGACAGCAAGGAACGGCAGGAACAGGAAAAGTCGTACACAATCGCTCGAGATATCCAGGAGCGTATTGCCGTTGTAAACGATGAGCTAGAAAAGTTTCGCGCACTGGTCAGGTAGCGGATGTGGCTCTCAACGCAGCGCAGATCATCGATATCGCGACCCAGCAGGCGAAGTGCCCCGGCTTCACTGCGCAAGCGCTCGCGCTGCTGAATACGATCCTGCAGGAGCTGGCGCAGGACTACGACTTCAACGTTATCCGCAAGTCGGCCTACTTCAATTTCGACACCACGGCATCAGGCAACGGCTATGCGGTCGGCTCCGGCCCGAACCCGATGCCGTCCGACTTTTTGCGCCTGCACCGC